TTATTGTTTTTTTGATGTGAGGGTACGCGGCTTACGATGTGAGGGGATAGGATGTTCATCCCCCGTTCCGTTGAGCTTGGCATGGGCCGAGACGGCCAGCCGGGCGCGGTCGGCCGTCTTGGTGTAGTGGCTAGCCATGGTGCCGCCATGCCAGCCGAGGGCCGCCTCCAGTTCGGCGACCGTAGCGCCGGCATTGGCCATCCGGGTAGCGATGAGCTTGCGCAGGCCATGGGCTGACTTCTTCACGCCGGCCCCGTTGCAGGCCTCGCGGAACATGTTGCCGAAGCTTTCCTTGGTCAGCGGGTTGCCGCGCTCGCCGCAGATGATGGCGAGATCTCCGCATGGGCCGGCGTCGATCGCCGACTCGAGGTCTGGCAGCAGCGGGATCACCACCTCGGTTTGGTAGCGGGATTTCTCCGTCTTCAGGACGAAGGCACGCAGCTCGATGACGTCACCATTTTCCCGCACGACGCGCACCCGGCGAAGATGCTGCCGGCCGAGCTGCACCACGTCGCCGCGGCGCAGGCCCGTGTTGAGGATCGATTCCAGCCAGACGCGTTCGCGCGTGCCGAGCGGCCATTTCTTCTGAAACTTCGCCACGTCGGTCTCGCTCCACGCGGCAAAGCCCTCGCCCATCCGCTTGGGCGGGTTCTTCACGCCGGCGGTCGGGTCGCTGTCGACGATCTCGGCATCGAGTGCCCAGCGGAAAAGGCCGCGCATGGCATCGAGGAAGTTGCGCGCCTGGGACGGCGTATCCCTGCGGCGCTCACGGCCTTCGACGATCGCCTTGCGGGTGATCGCCTTATAGGGCTTGTCGCCGGCCGATTGCTTGACGTGCAGGAAGATGTTTTCTCGCTGGCGGCGCGTCGCCGGCGCCAGCGAACGCCAGGCCGAGCTATCGGAATAGCGCTCGATCAGCCAGGTTAGGGACGCCGATGACGGCTTGGCCGGCTCCGGCGCATCCAGCCCGGCGACGGCGGCGCGATAGGCCGCCATGAACGGATCGCTGCCGTACTCGCCCCGAATGCGGGTGCGCTGGCCATCGCCCTTGCGGACATACCAGATGACCTTTCCACGGGCGGTCTGGCGCTGAAGATATGGAAGGTGAGGGCGCGGCATGCCGTCCATCAAAGCACGATACCCTCATCCTCGGCAACTTCGCCACTTGGCTGACCTGACGGCAGCGGAAAGCCGCCCGGCGGCGGCTGCAGCATAATGAGAATATGGCCATCCGGCCGCACCTCGACCGCCGCGGCGCCGGCCTGCTTGGCGGCGCGAACGCAGCGGGCAACGTCGGACTGACGGAAGTTGGCGAGGCCGCGCGACATGGTCAGCCCCCCGGCATGCCGTTGTGCTCGACGCCGTCGAGCAGCCGGCCGGCGGCGCGCTTGCCGATGCGTTCACGCACAGTTGCCCCGCCAAAAAGGTTGATTTGTCGCGGATAGAAATCGACCTCGATGACGCTCTGGGGCCAGAACTCGGAATGTGGGCCAGCCGAAGCAATGGCATATTTTCCCGGAGTACCAGAGTGGGCGCCCTTGGCCTTTCCCCATTCGCCCCATTGCTTGAACAGGTATGGAATCCCATGCGCCGCGCTGAAATCGCGGGCGACGCGGTGCCATGCCGGGTGCGTTGGCCGCGCCCTCGGACCGCTCTCTCCGCCGGAGATAAGCCACTTCAGAAACTCCCAGCCCTCCCATGCGACGTAACCGAGTGCCGGTTCGTAGCTGGCAAAGGTGTTCCATCCGGCAGCGGCGACGGCCTCGATGTGAGTGCGCCTCTCGTTCGCCGATCGCTGGTTTTCGACGCTGGTGCCCATCCAGACGTTGGGAAGCGGATAGGTGATCGGCTGGGCATCATAGAGCGCGGCGGCCACCGGCCCGTTCGCACCAAGGCGGCTCATGCCTTCGTGCCGCGAGACATACCATTTCCCTGCCGGGATCGCCTCGGGCCACCGGAGCATCCAATCGCCCGCACGGGTGGACAGGTAGTCGCGCATCCGCTCCGGCCGCTTCGTGAGGATCTGAAAGGTATGCCGAGGTGCAAGCGCCATGACGGCGAAGATGCGGTCGATCACTTCGTCGGGCACGGCGTCGTGAAACAGGTCCGACATGGAGTTGACGAAGATCCGGCGTGGCCTCTTCTTCCGGAGAGGCAAGTCCATCAGGTGTTCGCGGATCAGGACAACGCCGGTCCAGCGTGGGGCGCGGGTACCGTCTGGCCAGTCGACCCAGCGGGCGAGGCCTTCGAAACCCGGCAGGCCACGAGCGGCCAAGCGCTCGGCATAACAGTGGCGACAGCCTTCCGAAACCCTGGTGCAGCCTGCGATCGGGTTCCACGTCATATCGGACCATTCGATAGAGGTGCGATCAGCCATGGGCGGACTCCTTCGTGGCGGCTTGTTCTAGTTCAAGCCGGTGCTTGGCCCGGCGGAACTCGTAATCGGCTTCGGTGATCTGGGTATAGCCGTCGGGCGCGGACCAGCTATCCGGCGTGGTGATGTATCCCTTGGCCCGATCAGCGGTGATGGCGGCGGCTGCGTCTGTCGCGTAGAGGACGATCTCGCTCGTCTCGGAGAACCAAAGGGCCTGTGCCCACCTGAAGTCCGCGCCTATATGTCGAGAGCCGCGCGACGTTTCGTCTTCGTATTCAAGGGTGTTGAGGAACCCCTCGGCCTGGGCAATTTCTCGCTCGTTGGGAAAGATGGCCGCCAAGGCTTCGTTTCGTTTCGTGAAGTCGGCTATGGCCTGTTTCTCATCCGTTGAGCGCCCTCGGCGCTTCAGCATGTGAGCACCGTTTTGGCGCCTTTTGTCGGAGAAGGCGGGGTGAACCGGACCATCGAAGCTGGCGCCAAACACAAAACCAGAGAAGCCGATCCAAATGCCCGCTGCGCCGATTTCATGGAGAAGCGCCGTCACGGCGTGGCCATAGGCGATACGGTCGGCCCGATAGGTGTTCCAGACCTCGCGCGGCCTGTCACCGGTGACTTCGAAATAGCCCATCTCATCCATCGTTGCTTTCCTCCGAAACGGCTATGAAAGCTTCCGTGGGGCTGGCGCCGTCCCGGAACCACCACCGCAGCGCGTCCTCGTTGGCCTCGACCCATTCCCGGGCATCGAGGGCGGCGGCTGCTCTGGTGGTGACCTCGGCAAAGTCCAGTCTCGCGGCGCGCACCACGGCGGCGCGCCAGCGGCGCCAGCGCCATGCTACCCAGGCAGCAGCGGCCATGCCGCCTAGATTATGGATCAGCATCGCGCTTGCTCCCTGCTGTTCGATGTCGCGGACAATGGTGGCCATGCGACGCAATCACGGGGCCGCAAAGCGTTTCTCAGCATTTCCATGGTCTCTTTTCCGTAGCCCCAGAGATCGCCCTCACAGACCCATTGCGGCCACGGTCCGAAGTGACCTGCGCCAATGCGTTCGCCAGTTCGAATGTAGTTTGCCAAGCCTTCGACGAGCCCGCGAAGGGTTCCGCCGTGTGAAAAGTGTTTCCATCTTCCCCGATAGGCCACGTAGATGCGCTTATCCGTGTCGTCGTCTCTAAACCAAAGCTTCCCGTCGATGGTTAGTTCAAACTTAGCGACGCGATTGTGGGTTGCGCTATAAAAGAATCGCCGACCGAAGATGGATACCTGTAGGATCAAGTAATTCGCATCCTGAAGTCGTTCGGACTTTGTCTTGTGGCTTATTCGGCCTTCGGCCAGTTCGAGCGCTGGCAATGTCCGATCGCTCATATCCTCACCTCCGTCACGCCAGGGATGAATTTCAGGGTTACGCCGCGCCAGTCGCGGTAGGCGCCTGGCGGGGGGTCGCCGCAGGGGAGGCAGGCCATGGCCGGCTGATCCTTGGCGGCGCGGCGGCCGCGCTTGGGCATGCCGAGGGTGGCGCGGGCGGCGGTGAGCTTGTCCTGGATGCCGGCGCGGCCACGGCCGGGCAGGAGCGGCATCAGGCTGGTGGCCGTGGTGGCCGGGTTGGGCGCCGCCTTCTGGACGATGGCGCGCTCAGCGGCCGTCCATGGCAGCGGCGCCAGCGTTTCCTCGATACCGGCTTCGGAGAGGCGGCGATTGACCGTTTCCACCGAGACGCCGCACATCGATGCGATGCGTCGCTTCTGCAGGCCGCGACGGTAGAGGCTCAACACCTCCTCGGATTCGACTTTCTTGGCCATCAAATCATCCCCAGGGCTTGCATGTAGAGCTCAAGGATGGCTTCGGCCTCCTGCCGCTCGTCGGGGTCCTGCTTGCGCAGCTTGATGACGGCGCGGATGGTCTTCTTGTCGAAGCCGCGCCCCTGCGCCTCGGCCATCACATCCTTGATGTCGTCGGCGAGGCTTGCCTTCTCTTCCTCAAGGTGTTCGACGCGCTCGATGAAACGGCGCAGTTCCTCGGCGTTGGCGCCCATCTCGCTGGCGGAAAAGGCCTCGGCCTGTTTCGCCCGGCGCGACTTCTTGCCTTCTGGCTTGGCTGGGTTGCCGAGATCGGGAAATTCGTAGTCCATGGCTAGCCTCTAGTGGCAGGCGATGAGGGTGCAGATGAAGCCGATCCAGAAGGCGATCAGCGTGCACAGCGACATCTCGACGCGGGCGGCATCGGCCGCCCACTGGCGGTCGAAGGTCGCAGCGAAGCCGGGGCAGACGGTGAGGGTGCGGGCCGGCGTCATGGCGTCGGTTCCTGCGTGGCAGTGGTCGATGCGCCATTGACCGGAACGGCTTCATCGCCTTCAACGAGGCGCAAGGCCCAGGATTTCAGGTGCAGGCCATGGTCGCGTTGCCATTTCCAGATGGTTTCGCGTACGACCTTCTGCAGGTCGGCCGTCGCATCATCGTCGATCTCATGGCATGGGTGCCGGTCGCCGTACTCGTCGCCGCCTTCGTCATTATTGTCCATTGCTTCGGACGCGCGCTCAAGGAACTCTTCGGCGTCGAAGTAATCGGCAAGATTGACTCTGATATTTGCGTACTTACCGATCAAGACGATCCTGGAGCCGTCATCGTTTTCCTTGAAAACCTCCGAGGCGATTGCCTCCTGAATGACCTGCTCGCGGCTATCACATGGGCCGATCGGCAGCAGTTCTTCGTCGCACCCGGCGTACCAGGCAGCAGATTCGGCCGGCAGTGGATGCTTGGTGACGTCGGCGGGTTCAAGGTGTTGGTGATTGGTCATGGCGTCGGCTCCGGCGTGGGCGCGGCCTTGGCGGCGGCGCGGTCTATGCGCTCAACGGCGGCAATGACCAGCGCGCCGGACTTGATCAAGTCCCGACGTCGCGTCGTCGGTTTCCACCAGCTTCGTGCCCAGTGCCAAAGAGATTTGATGATGTCGGTACGAAACCAAATGCGGTTGTCGCTTTCTGCGGATTTCAACGCGCTTTTCGCATCGTAGTGGGTTCGGTGCTTGTCGGAGAGCGACCCCGCCCACGCATAGCAAGCAGCTGCTCGTTCCAGCGATCCGTCTCGATTATGGTCATCGTGCTCAGCCGTCCATCCCTCCACCTCCACCTGCCGCCGGCGCTCAGCAATGATGTCGAGTTCGGCCTGGCTGAGGCCCAGCGTGGCGTCGAGGACGGCGGTGACGATGTCGGCGTGCGTCATGGCGATGCCGTGCGAGCCTTCGCTTTTGGCGAGGACCGCCGCGCCGGCCTTCAGCATGTGGTTGGGATAGGTGGTCATCGCCTTCTCCAGATGATGAGGCAGATGGGAAAGGGGACCCGGCGGCGCTGACAGAGGGGGCTGGGGTGTGCGCCGCCGGGGACCGCGCGGGATGCGCGGAGGTCAATCGGTGGAAATCAGGGCGTCTTCGGAGATCCAGTTTTCGACCTGGCGGCCGTCGGACGTGACGTAGCGCACCAGGTAGCTGTCGCAGGCGTTGACGTATTCGGAGCGGCCGATGACGCTGCCGCGCTCCATGCTGCGGTTGAGCATCACCTCGGCGCCAAGCTCGAAACGGAAGGCTTTCTTCGGGTCCATGTCGGTCTCCTTGGGACACAAGCGTCCGGAGCAACCGCGAGTCCGTCGCGGCTGGTCGGAAGGCTCGGAGGGGAAGAAAAGGCCCGGCGGTACGCAAAACCCGATCCGCCGGGCAAGTGGGCGCCGAGATCAGGGGGCGGCGCCGGGAGGAATGGCAAAGCGGCAGTCACGCGCCAGTTCGACGTGTGGGGTCACCTGGGTGGGCGTCGTCAGCACCAGGCAGCGGCCATGGCGGTTGTCGGTGTAGGCCTCGGCGACCGTCCAGACCATCGATCCGGATTTGACCGTCACCGGGTCGCCGTCAGCAAAAAAGTGGGCTCGATCGTCCATGGCTTGCCTCGTTGCCCTTGCGGGCGAAACTGTTGCCGGTCTCTCAACCGGCGTGGGCCAGATGCTTGCCTTTGGCGCCCCGCTGTTCGCATCTGTGGCATGACCGTTTCCGGGTTTTGCTACTCAATGCCTCTTCGCGGCTCGTTGCCCGTTCGGGCGAATGGTGCCGGGACCGAAGTTTGCCCCACCCGGCTTTGGGCTTGTCCGCCTTCGGTGCGGGCCTTGGGGGTGACGTGCCGACTCCCTTGGCGGAGCTTTTCCCTCGTCTGCCTGCTCGATCGACATGGATTGTGACCCTTCCGTCGTCGCCGTCGTCGTCTTGGCAGCACAGGCACATAGCTCGACATCGATGCCCTTGCGGGCGAAACTGTTGGCCGTCTCTCCGACCTGTCACGGCATACGCCTTCCGTCCTCGGCATCCCCCGAACTGTCCATAACGATGGTGTGTACACCATCCTCTGCGATCATCGTGGGGATCGCGTGCCCCTTGCGGGGGAAATCCTTGCCTTGAAGCTGTTCGCTTTGAGATCTACTGTCGCGCTGGTGAGGTTTGACGGAGGAGAACATCTTGAGCGAACTGCTGAACGAATTACTTTCCGATGCCGAACAATGGGCTTCACTTGCCGAGAAAGCTGAAAAACTTCCTGCACATGCCTTCGATCAAAGCATGGTGCACGATTACCTCGTCGCCTTGATGCAAGCGCACGTCCGCTTGCTTTCGCAGTTGGCGCAGGTGGTGGAAGACATCGACGCCTGACAGGCCTGGTCGGTGGCCTTGACCATGCGTTCCATGGCGCGCTGGTAGCCCGAACGGCTTCCGGCAATGATCCTGTGCAACCTGTCAGTCTGGCTGGCCATCGTGGCTGTCTCCATCCTACCCGCCTCTTCGTGCCGTGGCAGATTGGCGGATCGTTGGAGGGGATTATTAGCGTCACTTATAATCCGTGTCAACTGGAATATTCGGCAAACTAATACATGAAGCTGAAACGCCACAACCAGCGCGATTTGGTCGCGCTGTGCTGGTAAATTTTGTCAGGTGAATTCCCTAAATAATATGTCTAATGCTAATAAATAGTTGCATTACGATATGTTAGACAAATTCGAATTAGGAGAAGCAGATGGCTCGGGCATGCCTGATGCGGCAGGCGGCAAAGTTGGTGAGAGATTTTAAAGATGTGCCGGTGTCGCATGTGTTTGAAATTATTAATCGTTCGTTTCGAGAAGCGCTCGCGCAAGCTGAAACGCCTTTTCCACCACCTCAGGAGAATGCGCTTTCGACATGCGAACAATCTGACGAACAAGATCTATTTGGTCATCTTTGAGACCAGTCGGATCTAAAGAAATCAAATCAGCCGGACTACAATCAAGTATTACGCCCAGCTCCTCTAGTCGCTTCTGACTATATGCGATGGTTCCGGATTCCAATTGAGCGATCCAGCCTTGCGACATGCCAATAGCTGCCGCCAACTGTTCCTGAGTTTTGCCGCGACGCTCCCGCCACTGCTTTATATAGTGGCCTATCCCCTCATCATTGCGAGAACGGCTCTCTGACATGGCATCATCCGGTTGGTTAACGGCGTCGGGATAATAAGCGGCACTCATAAAACGAGCCATGCAGGCAAACTAATAAACCGCTTGCCCGAGAATATTAGTGAGGCTAATATCTCGGGCCATGAGCAAGCTAAAACTGACCTGCCGCGAGAACAGGGGCCTAGTCTCCAAAATCGCTAAGCACTGTGGCGTCACCCAAGGGGCCGTCAGCCAGTGGCTCATGACGCGCGTACCTGCAGAGCGGGTGCGACAAGTCGAAGAAGTCACGCGCGTTCCCTCGCACGAGATACGACCTGATCTCTATCCCCCGCCGGCGCCCTCCCAGGCTGGCGCGGCGCCGTCCGCCTCCTCCTCCCCGGACGGCACGGCCGCCGATGCTGGTGACATCGCATCGGCGGCCACCCCTTCAACCGACGAGGTGATGCCATGAACGTTGTCGTTCGTTGGCTGGTGCGCCTCGGCATTCTCGCCTGCGTGTCCGGCGTTGCCTGGTTATTTGGCTGGGCTGTCGCAAATCTTGCCGTCGCCGGCTGGATGGCCGCCATCATGGCGACGGCAGCCTTTCCCTACGTTCTGATGATCGACCACGACTGACGGCCAGAGGAGGCCTGCCATGGAACTGCTCATTCGCGCGCTTTGCCGGCCCATCCAATACCCAGCGTCCACGGCGCTGGTGCTGTCGCTGACGGTGATCGCCGTCAGCGGGCTCATGCTGGCAGCGGGGTGAGGGCGATGGGCCAGACCTCGACGATTACCGACAGCCAGGGCGCGGCGCTGCTGTGGCTTCGCAAGGTGGGCGGACGTGCATCCACCAACGGGCAAGGCTACGTGGCGACCGGAAAAGAGGTTTGCCCGGTTTTGCTTGCCGCTTTCAGTTATCTCGCCAAGCGCGGATTGGTCATGCTTGAGACGCAGACGGCGGGCGCCATTCCCGTTTACGCGGTGACCATCACCGCCGCCGGGCGAACTCATACCATTACCACGGCATCCGAGCGACGCCTCTATGACCTTCAGAAGAGGTCGTTCGGCCATGCGTGACGCCATCGCCACATCGCCTGAGATCATCGCCGAGGTCGGCCTGCTGTGGCTGCGCGCCAACGGCGGCGAAGCGTTGGTGCAGCGCTCGGGGCGGCTATACGCCGGCCAGGCGACCTGCCCGGTGGCGTTCGTCGCTTTCGAGGTCTTGGAGCGCGACGGGCTGGTGGCCTCGGCGCGGGCCGATGGCGTGCATGCGCAGCTGATCGTGGCGCTGACCGCCGCCGGCAAGCTGGCGACCGTCAGCGACGAGGCAACTGCGCGGTATCGCCGGCTGATGCATGGCCGCTTTGAGGATTGAGACATCGGCATTCCTTTCAGTGGTGAGTCTTGCCGATGGGGAATGCACGGACAACGGGATTTTTCGGGGCTTTGTCCCTTGACGAGGTGAAGCATGGACGACGGGCCGATCCGCGCCGCGGTGCGCAAGCAGATCGATGACATCGGCAGCCTCGACGCCACGGTGGATGCCATCGGCGGCATGGTCAACCGGTCGCAGCTCGACCGCTATGTGAGCCTCAACGCCGACGCGCGCATTCCGCTGACGGTGGCCATGGCGATCGACCTGGCGGCGGGGCGGCCGAACATCCTAGCCGCCGCCGCCCGCAAGCTGGGCTTCCGGCTGGCGCCGCTCGATGCCGCCGAGTCTGTGCCAGACGCGGTGATGCTGTCGGGCTCGGCCGTGGTGAAGGTGGCGACCCTGCACCAGCGGGTGCTGGAAATGGCGCCGGACGGATTCAACCCATTGGAAAAGCACGAGTTGCGCAAGGACGTGGCCGTCGCGGTGGGCGTGCTGCGCGACGTGGAAGCGGCGATCGGGGGTGAGAAATGATTTCCAATGAATGGACGGATCTGGCGCCGGCCTTGGGCGGCACGCAAAAGAGCGACCCCGTCAGCGTGACGATGGTGAAATATTACGGCGGTCGGGCGCGCTGCCGGTTGAACCTTTCGAATGCGATGGTTGCCTCGATCGGCGGCGTGTCCAGCAATGGCTGGGTGAAAGTGCGCCTCGGTTATGGCGAAAATGCCGGCGCGCTGCTGGTGATTGGCGATTCCGCCGGGCCGTTCAATCTCCGCGCTTTGAAAGCGAGGGGCCGCAAGGACGGCAAGTTCACCGGTCGTTTCATGCTGATGCTGCCAGCTGTCGAGGACTTTGTTGACGTCAAGATGGCTCCTCGGCCTGCCCAACATCGGCTGGAGCCGATCGGCCAGATGAAGGCGGTGATCATCGATCTGCCGCGCGCTTTCCTGGCATCACCTCCGGGCGGCGAAAAGCAGCGGAGGACGTGGAAGTGACCAAGCTCAACCTATCCGACGCCGAGCGGCAGCGCCGATCGGACCGCATGCGCCAGATGCGGGCGGACCCAGACATCGCCGCCAAGCGCAAGGCGGGCCATGAGGCCGGCGGCTGGAAGAACGAAGCCGCCAGCGAGCGCAACAAGGCGCTTTGGCAAGATGGCGCCTACCGCGAGCGGATGGAAGCGACGCTGAAGGCGCCAGAGACGCTGCGGAAAGCGGCGGACGCGCGGCGGGCCAAGATTGCCGCCAACCGCGCCGTCGGCAAGCCGGCGCTGCTCACCACGGAAGAAATCCGCGCGGCGATGCGGGCCGGCGGGCGCCAGACCATCGTCGGCAATGCCCAGCGGATGCACGGCGTCGATGTCGCGGTGCCCGATTGGGTGCCAAGCCGGCTCGTCTACGAGTTCGTCGAGACGGCGGCGCTCTACGGCGAGGAACATGCCGCCAGAGTCATCCGAGCCATGAAGCGGGCCGAGCGCGGCGAGGGGGAGGGCGTTCATGCTTGAGAACTTGGACGCCACTGAGATGGCGGAACGGATCGGCGCGACGTGGCGAAAGTTCGCCGTGAAAACAACGCGCGCTACACCAAAGGTCACCGGTTGGGTGCTTGGTGCATGGGGATGCCGCGACGAGGGGGGTGGATGGGGTCTCACCCATCTGCCGACCGGATTGCGCGTGCCATACCAAATCGACGACGAGTGCCAGGCGCTCAAGGCGATGTCGGAGCTGGTCGCGCTGACCAATGACTGGGTGCTATCGTCGACCGAAGTTGCAGACCGATTTGGCGGACGGATCTGCGAGATCATGCAGCAGCATGGCGCGAAAGTTCACCTCACTCCCGTTTTCTCGGCTGTTTCACCAAACCTGAATGGTGAGATGGAGTGTGTCGGACATGCTTGAGTCTCATCCCTTCGCCGACCTATTCCCGATGCTCGATGCGGCCGACGCCGACGCGCTGCGCGACGACATCGCCGAGCATGGCCTGCGCGACCAGATCACGCTGTTTGACGGCCAGATCCTCGATGGGCGCAACCGCTACCGGGCGCTGATGGAAATCGTCAAGCTCGGCCTGGTGTTCAAGGATAGCGTGCTGACCGAGGTGGATATCGCCAAGGACATTCCCTTCGCGGTCGACCTGGGCAGCGGTTCGTTCTTCCGCCGGTTCCGAGGCAGCGAGGCGGACGCGCTGGAATTCGTGCTGTCGAAAAATCTGCATCGGCGTCACCTCACGGAAAGCCAGCGGGCCATGGTGGCGGCCAATCTGGCCACGCTGGCGCCGGGCCGTCCTGACACGAATAATGAGCCAAATTCGGCTCATTTCCGGCTATCGGACGCGGCCAAGCGGCTGCACGTTTCCAAAACGTCGATCAAGGATGCGCGCGTGGTGAAGGATCGCGGCGTCAGCGATCTCACCGACGCGGTGCAGCGCGGCGACCTCAAGGTGTCCGTGGCGGCGCAGCTGGCCCGGCTGACGGCCGAGGAACAGCGCGAGGTGCTGGCGCAGCACGCCGATCGGCGGGCGCTGTCCGGCATCGCCAGGGATCTGCGGGCCATCCGGCAGAAGGAAAAGGCCGAGCGGCGGATCGAGCGCGAGCAGCAGCTGGGCGCCAAGCAATGCGCGCTGCCGGACAAGCGCTATGGCGTGATCATCGCCGATCCGGAATGGAAGTACCTGGCTTGGAGCGCTGAGACTGGCAGCGATCGCTCGCCGGATAATCACTACCCTTGCTCGGATCTCGACGACATCAAGGCGCGGCCGGTGGGCGACATCGCCGCAGACGATTGCGCGCTGTTCCTCTGGGTGACGACGCCATTCCTCGACGCTGGATTCGAGGTGATGAAGGCCTGGGGCTTCGACTACAAGTCGTCGATCGTGTGGGGAAAACTGCGCGAGGGCGACGGGCGGGGGACTGGATACTGGTTCCTTGGCGAGCATGAAACGGTGCTGTTCGGCACGCGCGGCAAAGTGCCGGCGCCGATCCCCGGCCAGCAATTCCCGAGCTTCTTTCTGGCGCCGGTGGGCGAGCATTCCGCCAAGCCAGACAAGGTGCACGAGATTGCCGAGGCCTATTTCCCAAACCTGCCCAAGATCGAGCTCAACGCCCGGCGCAAGCGCGTGGGTTGGGATGGTTGGGGGAATGAGGCGGATGGAGGCGAGGATGAGAAAGGGCAGAATTCAGCGGCGGCCGATCGTCTCAACGGCGACGGCAAAGGGGGCGATGCGGGAGAGTGTGCGCCGCATGTGGCCGCGCCCTGTGAGCATCTGGGTTTTCATGCCGGAGGCGGCATTCATGACGAGCCGGCGACGGCAAGAAATCTTCGCGTCGATGGTGGCGCGCGCGATGGACGGCGAGTGCGTGGCGACGGTGCAGCGCGACGAGACAATTCGCAGGAAGACCAACGTCTATATGCTGGATCAACAGCGCACGTCGGAGTTTCGGGCGAACATGATGTCGCCGGGGCCGCGAATAGCCCCTCTGGGATCGTCTCGCAGGGCCATGGTGCGCTCATTCCGCGAGCTGCGGCCGAGGACGCTCCGCTTGACGATGCGGGACTCATATCTGTTCTGACTGAGGCCTGTGCACGCGAACTCGGCGTGAGCCCGTCGCTCGGCACCGGCAACGGCCGCACCGCCTCGCCCGATGAACGCCGCCTGCGCCGCGCCGTCATCGTCGCCGCGCACGACCAGCACAACATGAGCATCAGCCGCATCGGCGCCGTGCTGGGGATCAAGAAACAGAGCGTGCATGAGCAGATTCAGGCGGCGAAGGACGAGGCGAAGGCCATAGCCGAGGCGGCGCTGCAGAGCATTGGCGAGGCGGCGGAATGACAGTTTATGTCGACGACGTCCGCCATTCCTACGGCCGCATGGTGATGTGTCACATGTGGGCCGATAGCCTCGACGAGCTGCTTTCCATGGCCGATCGGGTCGGCGTGCAGCGCAAGTGGATACAAGGGCATCCGACCCTGTCGATCGGCCAGGCGCGATCGGCGAGTTGGGTGCATTTCGATGTATCGCTGGGCGCCAAGGCGCAGGCAATCGCCGCCGGTGCCGTTCTCACCGACAAGTATGGCCCTGCCGAACATTGCGCGCGTCTGCAGGTCGCCAGCGGCGATCCTGAGAGGGTTGCTTGCGGCGAGCGCCAGCTAGCCACCATCGCAACCTGTCGGGGCAGGAGGGCGGCGGAATGAACGCGCCAACCCGTCCCGTTCTTCGCTGGCATGGCGGCAAGTGGCGCATGGCGCCATGGATCATCAGCCATTTCCCAGCGCACCGGATCTATGTCGAGCCATTCGGCGGCGCTGCGAGCGTGCTCATTCGCAAGCCGCGCTCCCATGGTGAAATTTACAATGATCTCGACGACAGGGTCGTTGGGCTTTTCCGTGTCTTGAGGAACGAAGTATCGGCGCGCCGGCTGAAGGATCTTCTGCGGCTGACGCCCTTTGCTAGGCAGGAATTCCTCGATGCCTACGAACCAGCGGATGATCCGATTGAGTCGGCTCGTCGGCTCGTCGTTCGTTCGTTCATGGGTTTTGGTTCGAACGCACATTCCGCTCCTGAAAAGGGGCGCAACATGACGGGATTCCGTGCGAATGCCAACCGGAACGGCACTACGCCAGCGCAGGATTGGGCAAACTATCCCACTGCCATGGATGCCCTCATAGCGCGTCTGGCCGGGGTGATCATCGAGCACAGGCCTGCCTTGGATGTCATGCATCAGCATGATGGACCATCGACTCTTCACTACGTCGACCCGCCCTATATCCATGCCACGCGGGCACAAGGTGACGCCTATGAATTTGGCCGGCGAATGTATGCCCATGAGATGGCCGACGCTGACCACGTAACGCTGCTTGAGGCCCTTCAAGGGTTGGAGGGCATGGTGGTGCTGTCCGGCTATGCGCACCCGCTCTATGACGACGCCCTGGCCGACTGGCGCCGCCTTGAACTCGAAACCTATGCCGACGGCGCGCGACCGAGGACGGAAGTGCTGTGGCTCAACCAGGCATGCCACAGCGCCCTCCATCATCAACGCGAGCAGCTCGAAATCTTCGCGGGGGCGGCGGAATGATCAATATCATCCACGGCGACATGCTGGACGTCCTTCGAAGCCTGCCAGACGCGAGCGTTGATTGCGTCGCCACCGATCCGCCCTATGGAGAGACATCGCTGGAGTGGGACCGCTGGCCGGCAGGATGGCCCGAGCGGCTGCTACGCGTCTTGAAACCCACCGGCAGCATGTGGGTGTTTGGCTCGCTGCGCATGTTCTTCGACCATCTTCCAGAGTTCGTCGGCTGGCAGATGTCTCACGAGGTGATCTGGGAAAAGCAGAACGGTACCGGGTTTTTCACCGACCGATTCCGCCGCGTGCACGAGATGGCCGTGCATTTCTATCCGAGCGCATCGCGCTGGGCGGACATTTACAAGGCGCCGCAAATGACGCTGGACGCTCGCGCGAGGGTAATCCGCAAGAAGGCTAAGCCGGCCCAATGGCAAGGCGAACGCGGAGCGACGGTCTATCGCTCCGAAGATGGCGGGCCGCGCTTGGTTCGTTCGGTGATCTTCGCCCCCAATGAGCACGGCCGCGCGCTTCATCCGACGCAGAAACCGTCAGTACTGGTGGCACCGTTGCTTCGCTATGCCTGCCCGGTTGGTGGGGTGGTGCTCGATCCGTTTGCCGGCAGTGGAACGACGGGCGTCGTCGCCCGCGAGTGCGGCATGCAGGCCATTCTCATCGAGAAAAACGCCGCATTCGTCGATGTCATCCGGCAACGGCTTGATGACGATGCGCCATTGCTGCGGAGGGCGGCGGAATGACCGATCACATCTGCAAGCCCGCCATGGACCTCACGTTTCTGCGCTCCGGCATCGTCGATGCGCTGGGATTGCGTGGGGATATCGGCCGCGACATGAGTAACGCCGATCTCATCGCCGCTGTGCGAAAGCTGCGGATCGCTTTCGATGCGACCTCACATGCCCTTCTGGAGCCGATCTTGCGCGACGGCAGGGCAGATGTTGCCGAGAAAGCCAAGGAGACCGCGAGATGAGCACCAAGACCGTCTCATGGGCCCTTGAGCAATGGCTGCCGCCGACGATGAAAATCGCCCTGGTGGCCATTGCTGACTGCGTGAACCACATCGCGCAGGATACTGGCGGGTTTCCTTCGCTAGAATACATCGCCGATACGGCTTGCCAGAGCAAAAGCTCTATCCGTCGTCATATCGCCGGACTGGTCGAAATGGGGCTGTTGACCAAGGAATATTGCTATGCAGACGATGGCCGGCAGACCTCGAATTTCTATCGCCTCAACCTCGATGTTATCGTCAGGAAAGGCGGCGACGCACAGGGGGAAGATGAGGGGGAGGGTGTCAATTTGACACCCCAGGGAGGGTGTCACAGCTATGACACCCAGGAGGGTTCCACAGCTGTGACACCCACGAGGGTTCCAACTGTGACACCCCTATTAAAGGGAAGAGGAACCGGAAGAAGGAACCAAGTAGAGAGAGATGCGCGCGCAAATGCTGATGAAGAACAGCCAACGATAGCCGGCGAGGCTGACGAGGCGTTCTCGGCCTTCTTCGAGGCTTGGCCGGATTCGGCTGGCGAGAGCCGACCCAAGGCCTGGGCGGCATGGCAGGGCCTGAGAGAAGGCGAGCGCAAGCAGGCTTTCGAGAAGATTGGCGACTTTATCGAGTTCTGGCTGAAGAAAAAGGGCCGCAAGCACCTTATCGCTCCGGATACCTACCTTCGCGAACGGCGGTTCATGAACGTGCCCAAGGCGGCGGCATCGGCTGCTCCGGTTGGTGTCGAGATCAAGCCTTATTCCAAGGAATGCTCGGCTCTGCTGTTCCGGTATTTCGGCAAGGACGATCCGCAAGAGCGGACGCGGCTGCTGACCGCCATCAAGGCCAATCGCTCCCATTGGGTGCGCCAAGTGGCCGCCCCAACCATTGCCGAAACGGACGCGCTGGTGTTCCAGCCGATCGACTGCGAGCGGGTTCGATTGTGGCGGCAGGCCTTCAACAAGCGTGGCCTCGTGCTGCCCATGCCGACGATGCTGGCAGGCCTGTTTGTGCCGGGCTTCGATCCACCGGAGTTGGCCGAAAAGCGGGGCTTCTCGCCCGATACGGCGGCACTTCTCAAGGGAATTACTGGCAAGGATTACAGCGTGGGAGATGGACAATGAAGGCGACAGCACTTCCGGAACATGCGTTCATTCCCGTCGATGCGGGCAACGTCTCCCCCTGTCAGTCCGACGTGTATGCCTTCGACTGGTATGTGATCCATACCAACCCACGGTGCGAGGGCAGGGCGGCGAATGGGCTGAGGGCACGGGGTTTGCAGGTCTACGCGCCGCAGGAGGTGGTGTGGAAGATGATTCGCAAGGGCAGGGGGAAGACGCGCATTCGGGCAAAGCGGCCGGCCTATCCTCGCTACCTGTTCGTGGGCATGCAGACGCTGTCGTGGGAAATTATCCACACGTGCGACGGCGTGGCCGGGATCGTCTGTATGGACCATGCTCCGGTCCGCATCAGGGCCAAGGAGATCGAAGCCCTGCAGATCGCCGAGGACATGGGTGTGTTCGACCATGCCGTTGAGCCGAAAGCGATAACGGTGGGCGGCAAGGTGATGCTGACCTATGGGCCGTTCGATGGCTACAGCGCTACGGTGAAGGCCATAGATGGACGAAACGATGATGCCAAGCGTTTGACCATCGAAGTGGACATCCTCGGCAAGGCGACACCGATGGAGATCCCGATTGACATGATAAGGCTGTTGGCATAAATCCTGCTTCCCAGGACGCGTGGGGTGATCCTGTAGGCCATCTCGATGGAGATGAGGCCCGGCCCCAATCCAGCCGACGGGGCTTCCGTCTTCGGCACAAAGGTTTTCTATGCGGCGCTCTCCGGCAACGGTGGGCGCCTTTTTCGTGGGGTAGCGCTTGCCGACGATGCCACCGCTGTTCCGTCCGTCCGGCTCGCGAACCAAGGCACAGCGAGACCGCGAGGCAGACCAGCGGCGCGGCTCGGCCCGCGAGCGCGGCTACACCACCAGGTGGGACAAGGCACGCAAGGGCTACCTGCTGTCCCATCCGCTGTGCGCCTACTGCGAGGCCGAAGGCCAAGTGACGCCGGCCACGCTTGTCGATCATCTCTACCCGCAACAGACCTACCCTGAAACCTTCTGGGAAACAGACTGGTGGGTGCCGTGTTGCAAGCCCTGCCATGATGGGCCGAAGCAGCGGGCCGAGCGCGAAGGCAAAGCCGCCATCGACGCCCTGGCCAAGCGCCTCGGCCGACCGCTACTGTGAAACACGTGTTTCACGCCTTGTCCGCCTAAACCGAACACATACGCGTACAAGTGAAACGAGCGGGCAGGGGGGGGGCGTAAAAAGTCTGGCACCTTCCAACTGCGGACCGGCGGGGTAGTCAAATGTGTTTGGGCGCGGGTTTTGGGAGAATTTTTTTATTGGCATGGAGGCGGGTGACTGATGGGACGGCGTGGACCCAAGCCAGAGCCGGCATCGGTTAAGCTCGCCAAGGGTAACTCGGCGCGGCGGCCGATCGGCACCGATCCGGTGACGGAAAACAGGACGGCCGGAACGATCGAACCGCCGGACTGGCTCGACGAGCAGGGCAAAACGGTCTGGGCGCGGCTGGCGCCGCGGCTCGTCGCCATGAAGTTGCTATCGGAAGTCGATGTCGGCGCATTTGCGCGCTACTGCAGCGACTACGCCATGTGGGTTGAGCTGCGCGGCAAGACGAAAACCGATGGCGCGATCTACACCATCGTCACGGCCAGCGGCACGGTGCGCCGGCCAGACCCAACCTTCGTGATGTGCGTGCGCCTCAATCGCGAGCTGATGTCGGCCGAGGATCGCTTCGGCCTCAACCCGGCGGAACGGCAGCGGATCTTCGCGGCGCGTGCCGTTGGTGGCGCCGGGGCCGGCGATGTCGATTTGTTCGGCCATCCGACGGGCCAAAAGGACGGCAAGAAGCCAGCCAGGAAAAGCGATGCGCCGCAGGCAACGCCGGCTCGGCCAACAACCGCAATCGGACTGCTCGGAAACCGACTGAACTGATGGACGCACAAGTTGGAACGGCCAAGTGGGCGCGATCACGGCGCCGGCCTCGCGGTGTTTTGATCAATGCGGTTTGGGATGCGGGCGAACGCGTCTGGCGGATCGGGGATTACTGGTTCGATGAAGCCGCCGCCGAGGCGGCCGTGCGGTTTTTCCCAGAGCATCTGTGCTTCACGGCTGGCGAATGGTCTGGCCAGCCTTTTGAACTCGAAGATTGGCAGGCCGACGACATCATCCGCCCGTTGTTCGGTTGGAAACGCCCGGACGGAACGCGACAGTATCGCCGTTGCTACGTGTGGATCGCTCGCAAGAACGGCAAAACGGAACTGGCGGCAGGTATCGCGTTGTTGATGCTGCTCGGCGACGGTGAGCCGGGCGGCCAGGTCTATGCGATCGCGACGGACGAACCGCAGGCGCGCATCGTTTTCGACAAAACGGTGACCATGGTCGGCAAGTCGCCGACGCTGTCGAACGACCTGACGTGCCTCAAGCCGTCGATCTACTGCCCGGCACTGAACGCGTCGTTCAAACCGCTGTCGGGCCGCCCGACGGGCAAGCACGGGTTCAACGCTTCGGGGCTCGTGGGCGACGAGATCCACGAGTGGCCGAACGGCGACTTGTACACGTTCGTTCATGACAGCGAGTCGGCGCGCCGGCAGCCGCTTGAGTTTCTGATTTCGACGGCCGGTCAGCGCGGCGGCTACGGCGAGGAAATCTGGGACGAGTGCGTGAAGATCCGCGACGGCGTGATCGACGACCCGGAAACGCTGGTGATCATCTACGCCGCCGATCCGGATGACGATTGGACGCTTGAGACAACCTGGCGCAAGGCCAACCCGAACCTTGGCGTTTCCACCAAACTGGACGCCATGGAGTCGGCGGCCCGCCGCGCCAGGCAGCTACCGCGCCTCGAAAACGACTTCAAACGCTACCGGCTGAACATCTGGACCGAGCAGGCGGTGCGCTGGCTGCCGATCGACGCGGTTGACGATGAGGGCAATCGCTTCGGCTGGGATCACTGTATCGGACCGACGTCATGGCGCGAGCTTGAAGAGAAGCTGATCGGCAAGCGCTGCTTCGGCGGCCTCGACCTGTCGGCGGTGATCGACCTGTCATCGCTAGTCTGGTGGTTCCCGGTGCAAGACGGCCTCGATGTTCCGGTGGTGGTGCCTCGCTTCTTTAAGCCGGAAATGCTGATCAAGGAACACGGACGGCGCGACAAACTGCCCTACGAACAGTGGGTGCGCGACGGCGCGCTGATCGCCACGCCGGGCAACGTCGTCGACTATGAGTATGTGCGCAGACAAATCCTGGCCGATGGCGAGAAATTCAAGATCGCTTTCGCCGGTAGCGGCGCCACGGCGGACAATGAAAAGTCGATTGCCATTGACCGGTGGAACGCCATCGAAACGGCAGTGCGACTGACTGACGAAGGACTTGCCGTGGCGCTGTTCGGCCAGGGCTACGCATCGATGTCGGCTCCCTCGAAAGAGCTTGAGCGGCTCGTGATGTCGAACGGCTTCCACCATGGCGGCCATCCGATGCTGCGGCGACATGCCCAGGTGGTAGCCATCGAAAGCGATCCGGCCGGCAACATCAAACCGGCCAAGAACAAGTCAGCCGAGCGCATCGACGGCATTGTGGCTGGCGTCATGGCAATCGGTATCGCGCTCGCGGCGCCGGCCGTCGAAACGAAGTCATTTTGGGAGAGCTGACGAATGGGCCTGTTGGGCAAGCTCCAGTTCTGGAAAAGCGAGCGCAAGGCCACGTCGGAAGATATCTGGCGCGAGCTATATGGCGGACGCCGTTCGAAATCGGGTCAGGCCGTCAACTGGGAAAATGCCCTCAAGGTTACGACTGTTTTGGCGTGTGCCCGCGTTCTTGGTAATGGCGTTGCCCAGATCCCGCTGAAAATCATGCGCGAGTCCGGGGGGCGGCGCGTCGAAGCGACGGACCACCAGCTTTACAAGCTGTTCCGGTTCAAGCCAAATTCCTGGCAAACGCCTTCAGAATTCAAGCGTATGATCGTGTGGCACATGGTGCTTGCCGGCAACGCGTTCGTCTGGATCGGCCGTGTCGGCAATGCTCGCCGCATTGTTGCTTTGGAGCCGATCGAGCCTAGCCGCGTGACTGTGCGGAGGTCAAGCACAGGCACACTCACTTACGAAGTCAGAGCCGACGATGGTTCATATGCCGTCATGTCATCGGCTGAAATCTGGCACCTTCGGGCACCGTCTTGGAATGGCTGGATGGGGCTCGACAGCGTGAAGCTGGCGCGAGAGGCAATTGGCCTGGCGCTTGCGACTGAAGAGGCGCACGCCGAGTTTCACGCGAACGGTGCAAAGGTCAGCGGTGTTTACAGCGTCGATGGCAAGATGGGTAAAGAACAGTACGAACTGATCACCCAGTTTCTTGAAAAACATGCGACTGGCGGAAAAGACGCCGGCAAGCCGCTTGTGCTCGATATGGGCGCAAAGTGGCAGCAGCAGCAAATGACTGGGGTCGATGCCCAGCACCTTGAGACCAGACGCTTTCAGATCGAGGAAAACTGCCGCGCCTTCGGTGTGATGCCGATCATGATTGGTCATGCCGACAAGACGCAGACCTATGCGTCGAGCGAACAGCAGTTTCAGGCCCATGTCGTTCATGCGCTGTCGCCGATCTATGTCTATGTCGAGGAATCGATCAATGCATTCCTGATCGGCGAGGCCGATTTTGACGCGGGCGTCTACGCCAAATTCTTCCCGAATGGACTGCTTCGCGGTGTGGCCAAGGATCGGTCCGAGTTCTACGCCAAGGCGCTTGGCTCCGGCGGCACAAAAGGGTGGATGACACAAAACGAAGTGCGCGACGCGGAAGACATGGACCCGTCCGACGAACCGGAAGCAAACAAACTTCCGCAGCCGACGACTAAACCGGTAACCGGTTCCGCCACCATCGCCGACCCGCAAACGTGAGGGCAATCATGGACCGCATGGAAGTCAAGTTTGCGTCGGACAGCGTCGACGTGGAAACCGGTTCATTCACCGGCTACGGCGCCGTGTTTGGCAATGTCGACAGCTACGGCGACGTGATTGTGCCCGGCGCTTTCAAACAGTCCCTCAAGGATTGGAAGCGTGAGAAGGCATTGCCGCCCATGCTCTCCCAACACGGCGGCTGGATGATGGGCGACATGGACGCCATTCCCGTCGGCGTCTGGACAGACATGCAAGAAGACGATGTCGGGTTGAAGGTTGCCGGCCGCATCATCAATCTCGATACCGAGCGCGGAAAGACCATTCGCGGCGCGATGAAAGAGGGCGCGCTGAATGGCCTCTCCATCGGCTACCGAGCGAAAAAGTTCACGCTCGGTACCAAGCCGGATGAGCCGCGCCGCAAGCTGGAAATGATCGACCTGATCGAAACCTCCGTTGTTACGTTTCCGGCCAACGGTCTCGCCCGCGTCGATCCCGGCTCGGTCAAATCGGCCCACGGCATCAAGACAATTCGAGACTTCGAGGACTTCCTGCGGGATGCAGGCGGCTTCTCGCACGCGGCCGCCAAGCGGATTGCCGCCGGCGGCTTCAAGGGACTGGACCCTCGGGACGAGGACGGGACCGACATCGTCGCGGCGCTGCGCCGCAACCTGAAAATCCTTGGAGCAAACTGACATGCCTGAGATGGATGAGATCAAGTCCCTGATCGAAACGCAGGGCAAGGCCTTCGAGGCCTTTAAGGCGACCCTTGAGGAAGCCAAGAAGCACGACGCGCTCACCGACGAGAAGCTGTCGAAGATCGAAAAGGATCTTGACGCTGCCGTCGAAGCGAAAAGCAAGATCGAAGCAGCGCTGACGGCCGAGCGCAAGGAACGCGAGGACCTGGAGCTGCGCCTTTCCCGCAAGGGCAGCGCATCGGACGACAAGTCGGCGATCGAGCTGAAGCAGCTCAACACCGTGCTGGCCGCCGAAGCTGCCAAGAAAGGCGTCAGCTTCGCCCCACTCAACGCCGCCGAGGGTGATGCCTATCGCAAGGGGTTCTCCACCTATCTGCGCAAGGGCGAAAAGGTGATCGGTGCCGATGAGTCCAAGGCCATGAGCGTCGGCGGCGATCCGGATGGCGGCTATTTCGTGACGCCGGACGTCGGCGGCCGGATCGTGACCAAGGTGTTCGAGTCCTCGCCGATCCGCCAGATCGCCGACGTGATGTCGATCGGGTCCGACAAACTGGAAGGCATGGAAGATCGCGACGAAGCCGACGCTGGCTGGGTGGCCGAAAAGGGCACGCGCGCCGATACTGGTACGCCGCAAGTCGGCAAGTGGTCGATCGAAGCGTTCGAGATGTATGCCCAGCCGAAGGCAACGCAGAAGCTGCTCGACGACGCCAGCGTCGATATCGAAAGTTGGTTGGCCGGCAAGTTGGCCGACAAGTTTGCGCGCACGGAGGCGTCGGCGTTCGTCGTTGGAAATGGCGCCGGCAAGCCGACTGGCTTCACAGCGTATGCGACTGCGGCCGACAGTGGTTCCGGCGTCGATTGGGGAAAGATCGGCTACGTCGTTTCCGGAAAGAATGGCGATTTCGCCGACGCCAACCCGGCCGACAAGTTGTTCGATCTGGTCGGATTGCTGCGTGACCAGTATCTCGGAAATGCGCGGTTCGTGACCCGCCGCGCCGTGATCACCAAGATTCGCAAGTTCAAGGATGGCCAGGGCCAGTACCTGTGGGCGCCCGGTCTCGCCGCCGGCCAGCCAGAGCAGATCCTGAGTTATCCGGTGACTCGCGCGGAAGACATGCCGGCACTCGCAACGGGAAGCTTCTCTTTGTCGTTCGGTGACTTCCGACAGGGTTATCAGATCGTCGACCGGCTGGGCGTTCGCACGCTGCGCGATCCCTACACGGCCAAGCCGTATGTCGTCTTCTACTCAATCAAGCGAGTGGGTGGCGGCGTGATCGACTTCGACGCCATCAAGCATCTTAAGTTCGCGGCCTGATCCCGACTGCTGCGCGTTTCGGCGCGCGGCGTGCGTCCGGCGCCCGGCTTGAGTTGGGCGCCTCACCATCCTCAATCATCAGGAGAGTGCAATGCACCTCATCAGCGACAATCTCGAAGTGCGCTATGTCGGCGCGGCCATTGCTGCCGGCGCGTCGATCGATGGCAATTCGAGCCGTATCGACATGGCCGATTATGAATCGGTGCTGTTCGTTTCGACGATCACCGATAGCGTCGCTACCGGCGTGGCCACTCTGAAGGTCGAAGAAAACGACGATGACAGCGACACCGGCATGGCCGCCGTCACCGATGCGTCGGCGACCAAGACGTGCGCCAGCAATGACGACATCAACGGCACGCTGCTTGCCGTCGAGTATCGCCTGCCGTCCAAGCGCTATGTGCAGGCGGTGCGGACGTCGTCGGCGGCCAACATCGCCTATGGCGAGGTGATCGCCATTCTGACGCCGCGACGCAAGCCAGCGGTGCAGGGGGCAACCGTTTCCGATCTCGCCGCCGTTTCCAACTGATCACATCAACCTGGCGCGCCGGACCATCCGGCGCGGCCTTTTCAGGGGTAAACGATCATGGCAGCGGGTTTTCGCCAGGGCGACCAGGCCCTGCTCATTGATGGCATCGCGGTGACCGCTTCGGCCGCCGAATTGAATACGCTCGATGGCGTGACGGCATCGGCCGCCGAGATCAACAAGCTGGACGGTGCGGGTGCTGTCGTGGCGTCCGGCACGCAGGCATCTGCCATTGCTGCGCCGACCGGCGGCACGACGACCGATGCGGAGGCACGCGCGGCAATCAACTCCATCCGCCTCGCACTCATTGCATTCGGTATCACGGCCTCCTCGTGACGGGAGCTTTCAGCATGATCCACGCGCAACGGCCTCAGCTGGAGGCGGGCCCGACGGCTGTGCCGGTCAGTCTACTCGAAGCCAAGGAACATTTGCGCGTGGATTTCGAGGACGACGATACGCTGATCACTTCGATGATCGCCGCCGTCGTCGGACACCTTGATGGATGGTCCGGCATACTTGGCAGGTGTCTGGTCAATCAGTCGTGGTCGCAAAGCTTTGATGGTTTTCCAGATTGTCGCCGCTTGCCGCTACCGTTCGTTGGCGCGTCATCGGTAATGGTCAGCTATTATCCTTATGGATCGGACGTGCTGCAGACGCTCAATGCGTCGCTCTGGTCGATAAGTCGCGATGCCCTCGGCGATGCGGTGATGCTCAACACCAATGGCACCTGGCCCGCAACCGCCGATCGTATCGACGCGGTAAAGGTGACGGCGACCTACGGTTATGGTCCTACGGTTACAACCATTCCTCCAGCTATCAAGGCGGCGATCCTGCTTATGATTGGCGATCTTTATGCCAACCGTGAGACAATGGTCACCGGAACGATCGCCACTGAAATTCCGATGTCGACCACTGTTCATGCGCTGCTCATGCCGCATCGGCGGGTGGCAACATGATCCCGGCCGGAAAGCTGCGCAATCGCTGCGTTTTTCAGGTGGAAACGCAGGTGCCGGATGGCGGCGGCGGGTATGAATTGGGCTGGGCGGCGGTTACCGGGGGCGCGGTGCGCGGGCGGTATCTGCCGGCGAGCCCACGCGAGGACGTGCGGGCTGGGCGACTTGAAGCGGCCGAGGCTGGGGTGCTGACGGTTCGTTCTTCGTCGGTGACGCGGGCGATCACCAGCGCAAACCGCGTGCTGATCGACGATATCGCCTATGCCATCAAAGGTGGCCCGACCGACTTCGACCAGCGGCGTGAGGCGCTGGACTTCAAGGTTGAGCGCGGAGTGGCATCATGACAAAGACAGTTGGTACTATCGACCTCATTCTAGAGGTTCGATGGTTCGTTCGCCCAGCGTTGAAAGTAGCGGCTGCCTTTTGCATGCTGCTCTATCTTGTGACGCCGGACAGGATGTTCCAGAGATCATATCCAGTGATCATGAAAGCTGTGGCCGCAGCACTCGCCAAGTATGGCACTCGCGTGAAACTGGCCCGTGATCATAAAGCCGCCTTCACGCATTAGCCTTCGATGTCTTCTTTGGCTGGCGGCGGCGCCCACATGGCGCCGATCAGCCGATCGCAGGCGGCATCGACAGTATGCATCACGGCTGCGAGGCCGATCAAAGTGAAGCCGCCGAAGATGCTGACGGCCGCGAGAATCTGGTGAATGGCGCTTTGCGCGAACACCAACGCCAGCATGCCGAATGCTATTCCGACGAGACCGACCGAAAACAAGATGACGCGCATGGCGGGCGTGTTCCTCACGTTGCCGCATCGTCGCGCCTCGCTGCCCGCCTGTCGATAGATAAAAACGCTAGAGAACAGGAAACCCATGGCCGTCGCCGTTTCCATGAAAGTGCGGGGCAAAGACCGTTTGCGCGCCAAGCTGCAGCGCCTGTTGCCGGAAGCCGTGTTTGAAGAGATGACGGCAGCGGCTATCGATAGCGGCAATGAAATGGTGATGACCGCGAAGAACTTCGTTCCGGTCGATACCGGCGGACTGCGCGACAGCATCGCGGCCACTGGACCCGGCGAGACGACGCCGCCCTATTCGCAGCCAGGCGGGTCGATGACGGTGCCGGAGGGTGCGGTGATGGTGACGGCCGGCGACACGCAAAACCGAATTGCTCACCTCGTCGAATACGGCACGGCGCCGCACATCAACCAGGGCCTCTACCCGGGTACGCAACACCCCGGCACGCATCCTCAGCCGTTCTTCTGGCCGGCCTATCGCATCGTGCGGCCTCGGCATCAGCGGCGGGCCAACAAGGCGTTGCGCGACGCCATCAAGAAGGTGGGAAGCACGGGCGATGGCTGATTATTCCTGGCCGCTGCAACAGTCCGTCTACGCGCGGATCACCGGGGCGTCGCCGGCCGTGGCCGGTGGCCGATGCTTCGACCACGTGCCGGATGATGCGGTCTTCCCCTACAATCGGATCGATGGCGCGCAGGCCATGCCGGACACCGGAACCAAAAATGGCGCCAACGGCGACGATGGTACCGTTAGCTATATCGATATCCATAGCTTCTCGCGCTATCGCGGGGGCAAGGAGCTGCTCGACATCTCCAGCCGGCTGCACGACCTGTTCGACGGCCAGGCCTTGACCGTCACCGGGCGGTCTTCGGCGCTCTGCTTCATCGACTCCACGCGAGGTCCGCTGCGGGAAGCGGACGGCCTGACACGCCACCTCATCACCACGCTGAAAATCATCCATCGAAGCTGACAGGAGACAAAGATGACCGCATCGCTTGGACGGGCAATCCTGCTGAAGCGGGATACCTCGGCGACATCGACACCGAGCTATACCACGGTCGGCGGCATCAAAAGCCGGACGATCACCGTCAATCGGGAAACCGTCGATGTTACCAACTCCGACTCCCTCAATCAGTGGCGCGAACTGCTGGCCGATGCGGGCATTCGCTCCATGTCGGTCAGTGGCTCTGGCGTATTTGCCAGTGACGCGGCTGCAAAGGCTGTCGTGGCTGAGGTGGTCAGCGGCACCGCGTTTCGGAAATGGCAGCTGGTGGTGCCGGGCCTCGGCACCTTCGAGGGCCTGTTTGCCGTGACGCAGTGCGAGTTCGCCGGTGAGCACAACGGTGAGGAAACTTACTCGATGTCGCTCGAAAGCGCCGCTGCCCTCACGTTCACGGCGGAGACCTGATCGTGGCGGTGAACGCGGAACGCGGCGAGGTGGAAGTGTCAGTCGGCGGGCGCCGGCTGACGCTTGCCGTCACCATGGATGGCCTGGCGCGGCTGTCGACGGCCATCGGCGCCAGAGGGCTGGACGATATCAACAACCGGCTGTCGCACAATGAGCCATTCGCCGTGCGAGAGGCCGTCGAAATCTTCGGCACTGACAAAGAGGTTGCCCGGAAAGCCGCGGCGGCGATGAAGCCGGTCGAGCTGTTCGACGCCTCCGCGGCTGTCGTGGCGGCGCTACTCATCGCCTTTGAGGTTCCCAAGAACCAGGGAAACGCGGAGGCCGCAGGGGAAAGCGGCTGACGGGGCTGCCCCTGCGGGAATGGCTGGGTTTCACGGTCACCAGCCTTGGCCATTCGCCCGCCGTGTTCTGGTCGATGACGGTGCGTGAGTTTTTTGCCGCCGTCGACCGCTGGAATGAAGAAAACTCCGACCCCAACGACACCGAACCGCTGCTGGGCGACGAACTGGCCCAGCTGATGGAGCGCTATCCCGATGGCTGACGATTTCCAGCGCCTTGCCGTTCTGATCGAAGCAAACACCAAGTCCTATGAACGGGCCATGGTGCGGCTTGAACAGAAGACCGACAAGGCGCTGAAGGGTGTCAAGACATCGCTGGACGGCACAGGCCGCAGCTTCGACGCCTTTTCGGCGAAGATCTCGTCGCAGGCAATGACGACCGGCAAAGCCATTGCAGCCGGTTTGGTGGGTGGGCTGGCTGGTGGATTGGCGATCGGATCGATTGCCGCCCTGCCGCAGCTGGTCAGCCAGGTCACCGGATCGCTCGACGACCTGCAGACTGAAGCGGAAAAGCTGAAGCTGCCGGTTGAAGAGCTGCAACGCTGGCAGTTCGCGGCGGCCGAGACGGACGTCACCAACGAGCAGTTGGAAGGTGCCTTTACCTCGCTGACGCGTAAGATCGGCGATGCGGCGAGGGATGTGGATGGGCCGGCCAACCAGGCCTTCAGCCGGCTGGGCATCAATGTGCTGACGGCCAGTGGCAGCGTCAAATCCATGACGCAGATCGTGATGGAACTATCAGCCGCTATCAGCGCCATGCCAACGCAGGAAGAGCGGTTCGCCGCCATGTTCGCATTGGCCAAGGAAAACGGCGCGGAATTGGTGCGTTTGCTGGAAGGTGGACCGGACGCCATCAAGGAAATGATGCGCCGGGCCGATGACCTCGGTATAGTGATCGATTCCGAATTGGTCCAACGCGGCGCGGATCTCAACCGGCAATTTGAAATCGTCACGGCAACGGTATCAACCAAGCTGAAGGTTGCCATTGTCGAGGCAGCCGCCGCCCTACAGGCATTTCTCAACATGTTCCCGTCGGGCGGGATATCGTTGGGCTTGGGTAGCGGTTCCTCTACGGCTGGCGGCAAGGTAGGCGCGGCGGCCGGTGCGCAGCTCGACGCGCGAGCCAAGGCAGCCAAGGCGCTGGCCGCTGCCTTGACGGCGACCAAGGGCGATCTGCCTGAAATTGGCGACTGGTCCAACGTGCGCGCGTCCGCCTCGGCGGATAATGCCGCGAGCCTTGCCAAGCTGGCGGCCGATCAGAAGGCCGCCGCCGATCGAAAGGCCTATGATGCTTTCGAGAACTATCGGAATGCGGCCGTCCAACAACAGGCGAACAAAGGAACGACGGCGCACGATGCCGAGGTGAAGGCAGCCAAAGCGGCGAGCCGATCCGGCAGCCGTTCGACGGCGCGTGACCCCTATGCCGATGAGGTGAAACACCTCGAGCAAAGCACGCAGGCCATGCAGGCCTATGGTGACATGCTAATTCGCTACAACGGCAACGCCGACCGTGCCCAGGTGGCCACGGATCTGCTGTCGGCCGCGTTCAAGAAGGGGTCGCAGATCACGCCGGAGATGCAAGGGGCGATCGATGCGCTGTCGCTGAAGTATGACGAGGCACGGCAACGGTCGGACGACCTCTACGACAGCAGCCAGCGGATGACCGACCTGTTCAATGAGATGAACGACACAGGCAAGGATCTGCTCGGCGGCTTCATTTCCGATCTGCGGGCTGGAAAATCGGAGACAGAGGCGCTTACCAACGCGCTCGATCGCCTGATCGACAAAGCGATGGATTCAGCTTTGGACGGCCTGTTCAACATGGGCGGCCAGAAGAACGGCGGCTTGTTCGGCACCTTGTTCAATGGTCTGTTTGGCGGCTTGTTGGGTGGATCATCGTCGACACCAGGCGGTATCGGACACCGCGACGGTGGCGGCAGCGTCTATGCCAGCCATCCCTACCAGATCAACGAACGTCGCAACGAGATCTTCGTGCCCGATACATCCGGCAAGATCCGGCGGCCCGGGGATGCCGGTTTTGGCGGGCCGAGCATCACCTATGCGCCGACGATCGACGCGCGCGGCGCTGACGCCAGCGCGGTGGCGCGGCTGGAGCGTGCCATGCAGGCCGACCGCAAGGCTTTTGCCAAGAACGTGCTGGGCGTGCAGAAGGTCGCCAGCATGCGCCGGACGGTGGTGTGATGGCGCGGTTGATTTCCTGGCCGATCGGCCTTGACTGGACGTCGCGCGAGCCGCTTTCCGGGCCGAGGGCCGTCGGTTCCGGCTCGTCGGAAAGCGTCGCTTCGTTCGTCCAGACGTTTTCGTCGCCCTTCGGGCTATGGCGCTGGCAGTTTTCCCTGCCGGCGCTGCGTGGCCAGCTGGCTAGGCGCTATCGCGGCATGGTGACGGCGCTGCACGGCGGCGCCAACGCGGTCCGCGTCGATTTCAAAGACCCGGACGGGCTTTCCTGGGACGATCTCGGCATCAAAATGGACGTCCAGCGCGAGCTGATCGGCGAACCATGGAGCAACGGGCAGCCCTGGCGCCTGGCCGGAGATCCGTTCGGTGGCCAGAACTGGCGCCCGGGCAAGCCATGGGAAACCGTCGCGGCGGCGGCAGCGCGCGGCGATAGCATTGTGACGCTGGGCACAGGAAGTTTCGGCCCGAAACTCGATGCGGGGGATCTGTTCGGCTTTGTTGGCGTCTTTGCCGTGCACGTGGTTACCGAGGTGCTAAGCGGTGGACGTTTCCGCGTCTGGCCGCCGCTGCGCCGCGCCATCACGACGGCCGATTACGCGACGTTGACGCCGGTGATGGCGATGCGCCTTGAGGGCGAAAGCGGCGCCAACCTGCCGCGCGGCGTCACCGTCATGGAAAACCTGGCGATCACCCTCGTTGAAGTGGAACACCGGCATGTCGCTCAGTTTTTCGCCGACTGAGGCAGTAGCGCTGGCAGCGCCACACGTGGCGCGAGCGTGGCTGGTGGAGTTCGATCTGCCGTCGGGCCTGTTGCGGCTGCATTCCGGCGCCGGGGTGGTGACGGTTGGCGGGCGGGAATGGAGCGGCGTCTCCGATCCGACGATTCCCGGGCGGATGGTGAGCGTCGGACAGGTGCAAGAACCGCGGTTCGGCGCGGCGGCGGCCATCACCTTTCAGCTGGGCGGCGTCACGGCTGACTTTCTCAAGTCGCTGCGTAAGGTCGCCGTCGAGGGACGGTCGGCCAAGGTCTATTTCGCGACGTTCGACGGCGAGACGCAACAAGTGATCGGCTCGCCGAGGCTGCTTTTCCCGCGCGGGCGGATGACGGCGCCGGCCAGACGCTGGGAGGGTATCGGCATTCGCACCGTCGAGATCACCGTGGAAAACGTGTTCTCGTCGCTCAACTATGCGCCCGGCGGACGCTGGAACCAGGCCGACCAGCGGCGGCGCTATCCCGGCGACAAGGGTCTTGATTTCATCGGCGTCGACGTGGTGGAGAATTGGCAATGACGCGGATCGAGCGATTGCGTGACTATGTTGGCCAGTTCGTCGGCAAGCCTGTGACATGGGGTACCGACGATTGCTCGGCCATGGTGGCGGCATGGGTGGCGCAGGAGACCGGCGTTGCGGTGCCGCTGCCGGTCTATGCCAGCCGAGGCGAGGCGGGCGCTTTGATCGCCGCAGCGGGGTCGCTGACGGCCATCTGGGATAGACTGGCCGCAGACGTCGGGCTGATGGAAACCGGGCTGCCGGAGATCGGCGACGTCGGAACCATCAAGACGGCACGTTTCGGCGAGGTGGGCGTGATCTTTCTGGCCAATGGCGTGGCCTACTGGCGGGAAGAGAAGGGCGTGACGCTGTTTCCCTATCGGTCGTTCATTCGGGCCTGGCGTATTCCGGAGCTTGGCGCATGACGCGGCTGGTGCATGCCTTTGTGCTGGCGCTTGGACTGCTGGTCGTCGGGGTATCACCGGCCGCAGCCGACCCCGGCACCATCGGTACGCTGTTCGTCGCCGGCATCAACGCCCTGTTCGGCGCCGGCACCATTGCCGGCACGGCGGTGATCGCCGGAAGCCTGACCGTGGCGCAGGCGATCGGCAGCGCCATTCTGCTGGCGGGGTCGCTGGCGCTATCGGCCTTCGCAACCTCTGGGCAGGATGGAAGCGGCTCGTCATCGTCGTCCTCTTCGATCGATCCGGGATCGGCCAAAGCAACATTTTCCGGTGAAGAGTCGGCGGCGCTGCGCGCCGTCGGGCGGGTGCGCATCGGGGGCGCCAAGGTGTTCGGCAATACGGTGGGGGACGATCGCTATCGGCTGATTGGCCACCTCGTTTCCGTCACGGCCGTCGAACAGTATTTCCTGGGTGGACGCGAGGTGGTGGTTGACGACGACGGATTCGTGGCCTCGGTGCCCTGGAGCTATGACGGCGGTAGCTATGCGCTTATTTCCGAGGACAACGGAAACCCCAACAAGGTCGCCTGGCCGGCGCTGATGTCGGCCTTTCCAGAACTATGGACCGCCGATCATCGGATGCGGGGCATTGCCCAGACGCTGATCCGCTACAAGAGCCCAGGCCTCAGTTCGTCCAAATACCTGTCGCTCTATTCCGGAGGCGCGCCAGATCTCGAAAAGGTGGTGCGTGGTGAGGCAATTTACGATCCTCGCACCGGCACGACGGCATGGACCGACAACGGCATTCTGGTGGCCTACCACCTGCATATGGCCCTCGACAGCCGGATGACGCTCGACGATTACGACGTCGATTTCATGAAATCCGAGGCCGATCGGGCCGACGTCATGGTCGCCACGCGGACCGGATTTGAACCGCGAGCCCGGGCCTGGGGCGTTTGGAGCGAGGAAACCAAGCGCTCGGAAACACTGCAAAGCCTGCTCGATTCCATTGGCGCCGAGCAGATCATGATCGGCGAAAAGATCGCTTTCCGGCTGATCGATGATGTACGCGAGGCAGAAGCGTCGATCGACGTCGTCCATGTGCTGTCGGTGTCGGACACGGCTGGGCCGCAGTCCGTCGAACGCCCCAACATCTGCGTCGTCAAATATTACTCGGAAGAACGAAATTTCGAGGTCACCGAAATCGACATGACCGGCATTGCCTGGGCGCGGATCGACGACGAGATCGCCGCAGCCGGCGTGCAGGAAATGACGGTGGAGCTGAAGTTCTGCCCGTCCGCTGCCCAGGCGCAGCGCATCGCGCGGCGGAAATTCGCCTTGGCCAGGGCCAACTCCGGAACCATTCGCACGAACTTCGCGGGACTGGCGGTGTGGGGCGCCCGGGTGGTCAGCCACCCCTCACCGGATGGAGATATCGTTGTATCGGAGATCGATGCGCCGAAGGTCGATGACGACTCGGGCGCGGTCGATATCTCCTACACCGAAGTGCCTGCCTTGACCGCATGGAACCCGGCGACGGATGAGGCACTGGCGCCCGATCTCATCCCGGAAATCGCCATCGACGCGGCGTTGACCACACCGTCGGCGCCGAGCGCGGTTGCCCTCGTGACGCTGATCGACGGCACGAGGGAAGTGCGCGCAACCTATGCGGTGGCAAGTTACACGCCGGAACTGGTAGCCCGCGCCCTCTTCGACCGCACGCGCACCAAGTGGCGGCTGATGGCCAAGGCGACGACGCTGGACGCCGATGACGGCGTTACGGTGCGGCTGACCTGGGCGCGCCAGGCCGGCGCCTATGCCGGCGCTGACAAGGCGTTTGCCAAGGTGCGCGTCTATGATGGGGACGACAGCTCCAACTGGTCGGCTGCCGGCAGTTTCGATGCCGCCGTTCCGCTCATTCCGGCGCTGCCGGTTCTGTCGTCGTCCGGCAGCGGCGCGACGCGCACAGTGAGGGTGCGGGCGCCCTATGACATCGCTTGCGTGGGGCTGGTGATCTGGCAGCTGCAGTCCGGCATCTCGACCAACTCCACCACGGCGGTTTTGCCGGGCGGCGTGATCGATCTCACCGTGCCAGCGGGCACCGTGGTCAATGCCGCCACGCTGGCGAGCCGCGACGGGCCGCAGTCCGAATGGGCCTCTCTGACCGCTTGAGGATCAAAATGACGCTGACGCTGACAAAGACGGCTCCCAACGTATTTGCCCCGACGACCTCAGGCGGCGCGCCGCGTGGCGCTTCCATGGATGAGGTGCGGACCTGGGGCACCGAGATAGAGGGTATTGTCGGCCAGCATCAGGATCTGCTCGACGACATCGCCAACCCGCCGATGCGTTACGATGCGGAAATCGCCGTGACGGCGACCGTCGCCCTGGCGAATGGCGATATCGGCGCGCTGATCAAGATCAATGCCGCGTCGGCGCCGACAGTGACGCTGCCGCCGACGACCTTGGCCGATGCGCTGCTGGTGACCACACTGATCAACCTCGGCAGCACCGCGGCGACGCTGCAGGGCGCCACGGTCAGCAGCACGCAACAGACGATCGCCGGTCTTGAGGACGGTTCGACGGCTGGCAGCTTCACGTTGCTGCCGGGCATGCGGGCGACACTGGTCGTCAATGCCAGCGGCAGCGGATACACCATCGTCGTCATCGGCCGCAAGACGGGAACCGCTGCCGGCGCCGGCGTGGTGGTGGCCAGCGATGGCTATCTGCCGGCCCTCGATGGGCGGCGCCTCATCAATTTGCCGGTGACGACACAAAGCCAGCGGACAGTTCTGAAGCTCGGCTCCGGATACATCAACGGTGGCGGCAAGGCCGGCGCGGTGATCATTGCCTCGGACGGCTGGGCCTATGCGGCCGGCGTCACGCCGATCAACGGCAACAACGTGGCGGCAAGGCCGATCTTCATGCCCTTGCGCCTTACCCCCGGCGAGGTGGCGCCGTCATTGCCATTCGTCAAGGCGGTTCGAACGGCCAATTCGATCTATCTTCTCGATAGTCTTGGCGTCGTCTACTGCTGCGGCGGCAATGCCTCAGGGCAATTGGGGCAAGGCGATACGACGAACCGGCCATCGCTGGTGCGGATGAGCTGGTTTGTCTCCAACGGCATCACCGTGGCCGATATCATTCCCCAGCGCATCGGTTATGCAACCGATGCAGCCGAGACCGTCTATTTCATGGGGTCGGCGAGCGGCATTGACCGGGGCGTGTGGGCCGTCGGCCGCAACGATGGCGGCCAGCTGGGCAATGGCTCGACGATCAACTCGACGCCGCGATCGACGCCGGTGCGGGTCGGCAGCCTGACGACAATCACCAAGGTCCGGGCATGTGGCGCATCAGTCGGCGCTGCCATGGCGCTGACGGCGTCCGGCGACCTTTACATGTGGGGATGTAACGACAGCGGCATCGCGGCCGATGGTACCACCACGGCAAAGGCATCCCCGATCCTCACGCTGACTGGTGTGATGGACTTCGATCTGGGGATGAGTATCTATTCGAGTGCCTGGTACCAATATGCGGTTGCGCTGATTTCGTCCGACAAGACCATGCGCGCCATCGGCTATGGGGCCAATGGCCAGTTCGGCACCGGCAGCACGACTAGCAGCTTGGCCTGGGTGCAGCCGGTTCTCGGCTTTACCAACGCGGCGAGCATCCATGCCCTCAATGGCGGCGTCTTCGCGACCACGGCCATCATCACCGCCGATTCCAAGCTGAAGCTATGCGGCGATAATGATTTCGGTCAGCAGGGCGTCGGTAACACCACGGACCAACTGACATTCCATGAGCCGAGCTTTGCCGGCCAGGGAAAGATCAGCAAGGTTCTCGGCGGTGGAGTGGAAAGTGCCGAGGGCATTTTTGCGCTGGATACCGATGGCGTTCTTTGGGCTGCCGGCTGCGGAACCTATGGCGCTTTGGGGTCTGCCCTTTCATCGGTGCCGGCCACTCAATCGACATTCACGCGAATGCCACTGCCGGCGACGGAAACGGTGGCCGACTTCGAGATCAGTCCGTCGGCGGCGGCAACCGCCGTCTACGGCGTGCTGGCGAAAAGCCAGACAGGGCAGCTCTATGCAACCGGCTACAACGATCTTGGGCAGCTCGGTCTCGGACATACGCAAACTATCGTCGATGGCTTCGAACTGGTGAGGCTCTGACATGCTGCCGGCCAATTATCCTCTGACGCTGCAACGCGGCGATAGCTACGCCATCGATTTCATCGTGAAGGACAATGCCGGCGCGCTGGTCGATCTGACCGGGTCGAACATCACCTTCGAACTGGTGAGCGGGCCGGTGACGATATCGCTCGACAGCGATGCCGATACGCTCACCGTCGACCTGGCGGCGGCGAAGATTTCCGTGCGACTGACGGCGACGCAGACAGACGGCCTGCCGCCGCCCTCGGCCCGCCAGGGTGCCCGCTACGAATTGCGGCGCATCATCACCGGCGGCGATGAACAGACGCTGCTCTATGGCACCGTAACCGTCAAGGACTGCATCGAATGACCGATCAAATCACCGTCGTCGAGGTGTCAGACGCCTCGGAGGGCGTGAAGACCGTCGAGATCAACACGCCCGGTCTGCAAGGGCCTGCCTCGGTATTCTATGCCGCAACCTTCACCGGTGCCGCGGCGCCGGCTGGGCTGACCTTGCGGCCGGTGGCCGAGGGCTCGGACGTATTCGAACTCACCCTTTCCCTGCCGGAGTAAATCATGACCGATGTCAAGGTGGTAATGCGCCAGGCGAAGAGCGACGGCGCGCTGATCGACCCGGCGACCGAGGCGGGGCAGAAACGCCATGAGCTGCACGCGGCGGCGCAGCCGGTGGTGGAGGTGGCAACATCGGTCGGCGCAATCGCCGATTTGCTCACCGCTGCCGGGTTCACCGGCGGCGTTCCCTCCTGGGTGACTGCCTGTCGGCTTTATGTCGGCTCGGCAGGGCGCATCGCCTATTCAACCGATGGAACGGCGCCAGCCTTTTCGGCTGGAAATGTCACCCATGGCGCGGCACTCGATGAGTATTACACCGGCCATCTCATCACCGGCAACGCGAACGTCGCCGCTCTGAAGCTCATAGCTGAGACGGCAGAGACCAAAGTCACCATCGAGCTGATCGGCTGAGGGGGGCGCCATGCTGAAACTTGGCCTCAGGTTGATCGACACGAACACCCCCAAAACGGGGGGGCCCTACGGAATCGTCGTGATCAGCGGCAAACCAGTCACCATCGGAAACAAGTACGTCGTCATCGGGAGATAATAATGGTCGGATCGCGATATGATGCAAAGGTCACAGCCGACCTGCTCGATATCCAGCAAGAGTTTGGTATCACCCCTAGCCTCCGTAGAGATGATATACGTTATCCGCTGATCTCCAGATCAAAGACAATCTGTCCTATTCCCCCGACTCTCAACGTTGCGGGCGGCTGGAAAGCGGCGTTTGGCACTTTGTCGCTTGATAACGACAACGTCCGAGAGGTCGGGCGGCCAACTGTTAAGCTGTCCGTCTCGCAAACGGTGGGGACGGCGTCTTATGCCGAGCTTTATCTTGCTATCCCCAACCAGCTCATCAACGGACCGTTTGAAATTTGGATCAAGATTCCCCGGTCGGCGATTTCAGTAAACGGTTCCACCGGGATCGTGTCGTCTCTCATCAATGGGCAGTTCGTGTATAGCAATCTGCCACAGGGTTCAGACCCTCCGAACGGTCTGCCGTCAGCGTACCGGAAGACCCCATTTTTCTACCCGAACAATGGGCAGTGGGATTGTTTCCGCTTCGATATCTCGCAGACCGTCGACCCCGTTTGGGCGGAAACAGGATCGCCATCGACTAGCTACAGATGTCAATATATCTGCCTCCAGATCAGTTGGCAGGCGAGTACTCCGAACGACGCTCGATACATCAACGTCGATCTTGTTGCCACCGGTGGAAAGGCGACGCCGCTCATCATCCTCGCAAATGACAACTATGTACCGACTGCCATCCTAAAAAAGCTGCCCGTCCTGCAACAAAATGGTCTCGTCGGGACCATCTTCGCCGACGGCAACACTATCACTGGTGAGACAGCCACTGAGTTGCTGACGCTCTATCATGCAGGCTGGTCAGTGGGTCACCAGGGGATGAACCATAAGACCTATACGCTAGGAGGAAACCCTGCGGCGCTTGACGCTGATTGCGCCACAGCAGAGGCAGCCATGGTGGCGGCCGGCTTGCCCCTGACGGGCATTTTCGCGTTTCCCGTCAACGCCGCCGGCCCCGATCAATATGACGTGCTGAGGGCGCGAGGTTACAGGTTTGCCCGTGCGGCAACAGAGCCGAAGATTGCCATCTCGTCCCTTGGTAGGCGGACACTGCTTGGCGTTGGCGCAAAGGATACAGGGCAGCAATCTGCCGCGACGATCGAAGGGTGGATCGATCAGACCATTTCAAATGGGACGGGTCTGGTGCTCCAGACGCACGAAATATCGGCGTCTCCTGCGAATAGCCTGGAAACTCAGGACACCGTCTACGCTGCGGTGGCATCCTACCTTGCGACTAAGCAGCAGGCTGGATTGCTTAGGGTCGTAACTGCTGATCAGGCATGTGATCAGCTTGCCGCCTGACCCCATTCAAATGAATGTACGTGCCAACCCGCCCTGATCGGCGGGCTTTTTTATGGAGATATCAATGTCGAATTTCGTGCTGGGCGTTCGCAGCCGCGACCGCCTTGTCGGCGTGCATCCTTCCCTTGTGATGGTGGTGGAGCGCGCCATTGAGCTAACCGAGCAGGATTTCACTGTGCTCGACGGCGTGCGGTCGCTTGCTCGGCAGAAGGTGCTTAAGGCGCAGGGCAAAAGCAAAACGATGCTCTCGAAGCACCTCCGTCAATCCGACGGCTTCGGCCACGCCGTCGACATCGCCCCGGTCGTCAACGGCTCCGTCGTCTGGTCGTTCGAGAAGATCCGGCCGATCGTGCTGGCAATGCGCCTCGCGTCGATCGAAAAGAAGGTGACGATCACCTGGGGCTCGATCTGGGATCGCAACCTTGCCCAGCTGCCGGATACGCTGCCCGGCATCGCTGATGCCGTGGAGGCCTACAAGGCCCGCCACCCCGGCCCAGACTTCCTCGACGGGCCGCATTACCAGCTCGCATGATCGACCATCCGTGGCGGCTGGTGGGGCTGGTTGCGCTCTGGCTGCTTTACCTGGCGGCGATCATCACCGCCTTTACCGTTCTTCCCACGATGCCCGCCGATTGGCGGGTTTTTTAGTGCCCGCATGCCGGGCGGAAAGGTGACCCATGAAACGCTTTCTTTCCCTGGGCTTTGCGCTGCTCGCCGTCGTGGCGCTCGCGGCCTGCCAGACGACCGTGACCAAGATCGACGATGCGATTGCCAAGAACCTGCCGACCGCCTGCGCGGCGCTCGATACGGCGCATGCAGCCTTCGTCGCCGTTTCGACCACCGGCAAGATCAAGGCATCCATCGTGACCAAGGAAGCGGCGGCCTATGCCGGTGTCGCCGCCATCTGTGCCGATCCATCGTCGGTGTCGACGTCGACGGCGCTGGTCAAGGTGGCCACGGCTTATGCGGCGGTCGTTAACGCGCTGAAGGCAGCGGATGGCAGCTGACCGCCGGCCAAAGTCGGCGCCGACCTCGCCCGCTTTCGAGCGGGTTTTTTCATGCTCGGAAGGGTGGAGACCTCATCATGAACTCAAATCTGTTTCACAACATCGCCAACGTGCTGACGGCGATCCTGGCCGTCCTCGTTGCCGTGCTGCTTTTCACTGGCTGCACGGGCGATTTCACCACGCAGTCGATCGTCGATTGTTCCGGTTCATCGATCGACGCCAAGTGGCTATCGATCGCCATCGCCGTCGTCAGCGCCCTCAAGCTCGGCGTCAACGTGCTGCGCGACGGGATGTCGGGCCTCACCAAGCCTCAGCCGCCGGTCGAGAAATGAGGACGCCCGGCGTCAAGCTGGAACCCGTTGAAGGCGGCCATTTCCTATTCCTGTGCCCCGGGTGCCGTGAGTCGCACATCGTCCGCGTAAGATCGGAGGGTAGTGGCCATGGTTGGACATGGAATGGTGATGTGGTCAAACCGACCTTCAGCCCGTCAATCCTTCTCACTGGCCTCGAAACAGTCAGAGATGAGAAGGGCCGATGGACCGGTGAATGGGTTAAGGACGCGGCTGGCCAGCCAGTCCCTCTCGTCTGCCATTCCTTCATTACCGATGGCCGCATTCAGTTCCTTGGCGACTGCACTCATGCACTGGCCGGCCAGACGGTCGACTTGCCGGATTGGAGTGACGACGAATGAAAGCCTTCTTCGCCCTCGTTGTCGAAAAGCTCCTGGCTGTCCTCGGCACTTTTCTGCGCGGCCTTATCGCCGATCGGCAAGCGAGGGCAGATGCAATGGATCTCGGCGCCTCGCGCGCCGCGACCGCCACCGACACGGTCATCGACGAGATGGAGGCGGAACAAGATGCGGTCGACAAGGCTGATCGCGGCGGCGCTGCTGGCGTGCTTGCCCGCCTGCGCCAACATGGCGACGGGACGTCCGGCGCTGACCGGTGAGGCGCCTCAGATCCGTGAAGGGCTGGCGCGCGCGTGTCCGCGGCCGACGGCAGAAAAGCAGAAGGCGGCAATCCTTGCCGAACTCGAAAGCCTTGACGCGGCCGGCATGATCGCCCGCGTCGACACGCTCGCCGCCGAGTGGGAACGGCTTGACGCCGGTGCCCATGCCTGCCGGGGGACATGATGGCCGATTCCGAAAAGCCGCCCGCCGTTCGCTCGCGTTCGCGCCGACGCCCGGCCCGCCAGGCACTGCCGAAGGACGACATATCGCGGTCGCTGGGTCGCATCGAAGCCGGGCTGCAATACCTTGCCGAGGAGATGCGCGACGAAAAGGAAGCGGCGGCTACGAGCCGGGCCGCCGTGCATCGCCGGCTCGACGAGCAGGCCGCCCTGATCTCGCGCCTAACCACGGATGTGGCGATTGCCGTCAATGTGAGCGCCCAGGCGCGGGAACATGCCAAGGGCATCGAAGCCAGGCTTGACGACGATGTGGCGCCGACGATCGAGGAATGGCGCAAGATCAAAAATATGGGTCTTGGCATGGCGGCCCTGATCGGCCTCGGCGGTGCAACAATCACCTCGGCCGTCTGGGTGGCCATCACCTATTTCGGCGATGCCATCGCGGCCTCCCTTCGGAACATGCTGCGCATTCCCTAG